GTGGCTATCGCATCTTGTCATCATCAGTTAAGGGTGGTTGTGACGCGCACTCCACAACAAGAGAAATATATTTATTACGATTTTGTTCAACTTCTTCTTTCATTGCATCACTCATACCAGATCCTACGTCTGTTGTGACACCATTTGGCAAGAGCACGATGAAGCCTCCAAAGCGACCTTCGCGTTTCGCACCAGGATTCCCGTTATATGTTCCTACAATTACACCTTCGTATGTTGCGATTGGTTTCATTTTTTTCCATGCCTTGCTTCGATCGAACGTATATAATCCATCGAGTTTCTTGATCATTATACCTTCGTAGCCTGCATTTACACACTCAACATAGAACTCTTTTAATTCTTCATTATTATTACAAATTCGAACGGTCGTAGGTTTAACGGGTGACTCATTTGCTTCATTTTCGAAGAATGACATCAAAAATTCTCGCCTTTGAGCTTGTGTTTTATTGCACTTTTGACTTGTCCATTCTGAGAAAGTCATACAATCAAAAACATTATACAACATGTTCTTATCGTCTTTTGCACGCTTACGAGACATCAAAACAGACGCGCTTTCATTCCAATCTTTGGCCATACCCTCTGCATCGAACACCATTTCTTGGATGTCTTCTCGAGACTCAAGATATCGAGACAAAGTTGGAAATGTATCAAGTTCTGTGCCATTACGCGTAAATAACTGTACAACATTGTTATGTTTGATAGCAATTAGACGAAGCCCATCGAGTTTTGGTTCGCATTGTACAGGGAAATCTATAATTTCATTGATTTGAATTATCTCGCCTTCACAGTGGGCATCTAGAACGGTCGCGAGTTGACATTCAAACGCAACGACGCAATCTTTCCAAATTTTATTTACTGTCGAAGCTTGAACTCCGCAACGAAGGTTATGAATAAGAATTCGTTCACACCACTTGCGAAGTGGCTCGTTGACAGAGTTAAAAAACCGTTCAATTAAGGTCTTTGCAGCGTTGCCAGTCATCCCTCGAGAAGAAAGTTGTGGAAGAATATCATTCAAAAAATATTCAAACATTCTGTCTTGATCGTGCACAGAAACAACGGTTTTTGATTTCTTAAACTTGACAATTCCATACGTTGTGTATGGATCAAGGGCAGCAATGAATACTTTTTTGAGTAATTCATTGTCTTTATTTTTATTAAGAATGTCTTCTTTTATCGTACGTTTTGTTGTAGCTTCAAGTGATTCTAAAATTTCAATTATTTTATTTGACATAATTTATTGTATTACTTCTTTTGTGTATCTACATCACGAGCAAATTTCCACACAAATCCACCAGCATGTGGATATCTTTTATTATTTCGACAACATTTACTGATTGAATTTCCATTTATTCCTGTTAATGTT